CTCCGCTTGTCAGCAACAACCTTTGCTCTTTCCTTTGTTCTCTTACCCTGCGGATAAAAGTCCCCAGTCTGGCTCGGCCAGTTTCCCTATGTCGCTTCATCCACTTCACCGCCCACAGGAGGGGCAGAGATTCGAAAAGGTCTTCAACCGAAGAACGAGCGCCGGCGTGCACACATGGCACACGCCTGACTAGCCCACATGCTGCAGCATGCTTACAACCCCAACACTAGGGGCGGACGATACCGGGCTTCACGAACGGGCTGCGATTTCCAGTTCTTATCTCAACCACACCTGCCGCAGGCCAGATTCAAAACCCTCGCGTTTAATTTATAATGCGGTGCGGTGCACCGCGGGTCGAGTCTGACACCTGACACCCGAAACACCGTAGTGAATCGAAGACGAGGGATCACCTCACGACAAAGTTTCACTGACTTCACCCCCTTTCCCTTTTCGGTACTCAGGTTGCGCGAGACTAATACCCCAATGGGTATAGAGTTCTCCGGTCAGAACCACCTCAGCGTGCTTTCCTCCAAGGCGCGCCCACGGCTACGCACAAAAAATTTCATTTGTCCATCTCGTTTGAATTCCACATCCGTTCCCTAACTTGTACGCCCATGAGTTCTGGGGTATAAGGGAAAACGCGGTACGAGATGTGAGGGCCTACCACTGTGTGGTAGGACGGCGGAAGAGGGGGAGAGAATCGGGGGGGCCGATAACACCAATCACGGGAGAGCTTGTACTCAAGTTGGAGACCAGGTTGCTCATCTACCCAGTCCGGGTAGCCAGTCACGAAAACCTCAGGAAGGTTATCTTGAAGGGCTTCCAAGACGGGAGCGAGCCAGAGTCTACGCCAACCCAAGACCACTCTCTTTAGGCGAAAGCGCGACCGTAGAACGGTCATCTTGCCATGAGGCACTTTCTCCTTCACAGGGTGTACTGGTATACCCTGCCATGATCGGACGTATTCGGCGGTGACTTCGTTTTCGGCCTCCTTAATATCGCGCTCCATCTTCGGACTGGAGTGTATCGGAGGACCCAAAACGAATGGGAGTTTCCTTTCTGTTCCAACTTGGATTACCTCGGTCGGGTTTACACGATCAACCAAGCCACGGAACCAATTTTTCTTGACAAGGTACCCCCACCACCGACGGGGAAAGGAGGAGAGAGGGATAGGAACGCGAAGTAGCAACTTACGTACGGGGAATGTGGTCAAAAGCCACGCCGCGTTTGAGAAACGAAGCTGTCTACAGAGGTCGAAAAGTGGGGTTGCGAGGGATCCGACTGGCTCTTTCCATGAGTCAGATCCCAGAAATCCGAAGCAGAATTTGTGGACGAACCTACCTTTATCGTAACGGTAGGTCTGAGAATTTAAGTCCCCATAAACTGCAGATCTCATGGTCTTCTTGACATTGATTACAAACCCGACTTCTTTCGTACAATGAAGCCAGGAGTAATAAAGACCATCGCAACCAGGAAAGAGGATGTCGTCACCGTTGAGAAGGCAGGGGTGAGTACGAGCGTAACCGGATAGTTCCAGAGCGCGTTCAAAGCAAATCCGATTAAGGATGCAGAGAACCACGAACGATCCCAAATTACCCATCATACTACCCCTTGTGACTTT